GCACAGTTACCTGTAAAGACAGAAAACGGATACGAAACACGAGAGTTTAGATCACAAGATGATGTTTGGGCAGTTATTGAGTTAATTGCACAAGAAACAAAGAATTTTAACGAAGAAAAAGGAAAGGAGTTTGATGTGAGAAAAAGTATAGCATCACAAATCCCTTTCTTTACGTGTGTAAATCACGTTAGAGATGAGAAGCATACAAAACTTCTTAATCAATACATATATTGTACAGAAACAGGTGTACCAGCATACTCAGGTAGTTATGGTGAACAACCTGCAAGATGGGTACAATATTTTTTTATAATTAAAAATGCGATGGCGAAGAAACAGAAAATGATACAAGAGAAAGCGAAAAAAGATGTCTGATATTATCGTAGAGTTTAAACCAAAAGGTCATAAAAATCTTATTGAAGCTATTGAAAAATTACAAGGAGCACAACGAGGTCAAACTTCTGCTACCAAAAAACAAACTGCAGCAACTAAAAAAGCAACTAAAAGTTTAACAGTATTTGGTACTACAACTAAACGTAATGCTAAAGCTATGAACAATTTAGGTTTGGCATTTTCTACAATACGTTCAAAAATGTTGCTATTTAACTTTGCTATGGGTCTTGGTGTTGCTCAAATTTCTAAAATGGCTAAAGAATCAGCTCGTCTACAAGATATGTCAAGAGCATTTACTACATTAAGTGGTACTGGCGAAAATTCGGCTGTAGCAGTTTCAAAAATAAGTAGTGCAGTAAAAGGCACAATGAGCCAAATGGATTTATTTAAACAAGCCAACAATGCTATGATTCTTGGTGTTACTAGAAATACAGATGAAATGTCTGAAATGTTTAAAATAGCACAAAAACTTGGTGCTGCACTTGGTGTTGATACTGCACACGCTGTAGAATCTTTAATTACTGGTATTGGTCGTCAATCACGACTTATGCTTGATAACATTGGTATTATTGTAAAAGCAGATGAAGCATATCGAAAATTTGCAGATAACTTAGGAATTACTGCTGATAAATTAACTGACGCACAAAAAAAACAAGCATTTTTTACTGCTGCTATGGAATCAGCAAGAACAAAAGCTGCTGAACTTGGTGACCAACAATTAACTGCAAGAGATCAATTTAATCAATTTAATGCAACTATAGAAGATTTTACTAGTTTTATAGGTGAAAAATCAACTCCTGTTGTACTTAATTTTTTAAACAATATGGCTGAATCATTAAGAAAAATAATGGAAACTGATTTAGAAACTTCTGTTAGACAATTAAAAAATTTGGGTGCAACCATTGAAGAAATGGCAGAATTACAAGATTTAATATCTTTTGAAAAAGCTCTTGATAGTATAAACAATTTTTCACAAGAAGCAGAAAATTTGTTAAAAGGTACTATTGTAGACACTAATAATCTTCAATTTGAAATGCTTGGCATAACAGAAGAAGTAATTCACGGAGCTAGACGTACATACTCAAAAATTTCTGGATTTCAAAACATAACAACAGAATTAATATTAAAAGCTATAGGAAAAGAAAGAGATGAACGTATACAATTAAAAAATGATATGACTGCTGCTTCACAAGATCAAGATAAAGCAGAACAATCTAGGATTGCAGCAGAAATTAATATGAATCTAAAAAATACAAATGTACTATTTAAACTATTAAAACTTACAAAAGAAAGAGATGCTGCTAATAGGTTATTATTTGATTCACAAAAATTAGTTAGTGAAGAAATAAGTTTTGAAGGTGAAACTTTAGAAGTCTTAAATGAACAAACAGGAGAATCTATAGGTTTAACTTCAGAAATGGTAGCAATACAAGATTTGCTTACACAATCTTACTCTAAAAGTTTAGATGGTAGACTTGCTATTATGGAATCTCAAATAGAATTTGCAAGAGGATTAGAACTTGAAGGTTTATTAACTGAAGAACAACTTAAAGGTTTAGATGCTTTAATAGCAGCTTATGAAAAGTTATCTAACGCTGTTTCAGAAAGGTCAGATAATCAAGATGAAAATCAAAAAAAAATAAATGCAGAAATTCGTGCAAATGAACAACTTTTACAATCTTCTTTTAGATTAGGTCAAGGGTACAAAAATGCAGGTAGAGCTGCTGAAGAAGCTGCAAAAGCTGCTGTAGTAGCTAAAATTCAAGAAGCCGTAATAACTTATATGGCAGAAGCTATGACTAAAATTCCATTTCCTGCAAGTTTAGGTGTTCCTGCACTTGGAGCAGCTATGGCTGCTGCTTTAGGTTCTGTTCTTGGAGGTTCATCTACAAATGTATCTGATTCTAGTAGTAGTGGTGGAGGTGTCTACGGATCATTTGAACACGGTGGTTATGTAGGTGGTAGACGACACTCACAAGGTGGTACTATTATAGAAGCAGAACGTGGCGAGTTTGTAATGAGTAGAAATGCAGTAGAATCTATCGGCTTAGAAACACTAAACCAAATGAATCAAGGTGGTGGTGGTGGAAACGTCAATGTAAGTGTTACAGGTAATGTTTTAACACAAGATTTTGTAGAAGGCGAACTTGCAGAATCAATTAAAGAAGCTGTCCGTAGAGGTAGTGATTTTGGGATTGGTTAATGCTGACGTTACCTCCTAAATTTAAACAAGCATTAGGTAATGGTGTAAGAACATCTTTATATCCTTTGGTTAGGATTTATAAAGGTGTACAGATAGATGATCCATTAGATTCGGCAACAGAAGTAATTAATTTATCAATTAAGGAAACAAATATAGGTGGTGAGGCGTATAACCCTTTACTACTTAATAGCCCTTCAATCAAATCTTCAGCCGATATTATAAATTCAAAATACACTATATCAAGTGTATCTTTATCTATATCTAACAATCAATACAAAGGCAAGATATTTAGTGATGATATACAATCTTTGTTAAATGCTGTTGTACAGGTATATTATGCTTCTAATGGTATAGATACCTTAGATGATTGTTTACTTGTCTATACTGGTACAATTAGGCGTTATTCACAGTCGGCAGAAACTTTAAGCCTTACTTTAGAAGATCTAACACAACAAAAATTAGCAACACAAATACCATCTACTTTAATAGAAGATGAAGATTTATATAGTGAAGAACAAATTGGACAACCTTACCCTATGGTATATGGCTATGTAGACAAAAGTCCAACAGTTATAAACAAATTAAACGACATAGAATTAGATAAACCTAATGAAGAATTATTTAATGTATGGAACGCTGCAAATAAAATATCATTTAAAAATCCATACATAGACAACCAACACGTTTTAATAGTTCATAATTGGTTAAATGAAAATGCAAGTCTATCTGTATATAATGATGGTTATATGCCTATTATGGAAGAATTAGCAAAGAAATTTGGTTCAAGAGAGTATCCTAATTTAGAAACAAATATATATACTTTTGAAAATGCTAATGCAAATGGTAGTGCTAAATTTAACCTTAATGAAAATTCATTTTTATATGAATCATATACAGAAGAAGAAGATGTATTAGTAGGAACAGGAGAAATAGGTTTACCTACAAGAATATATAGACCTGTAGAAAAAGTATCTTTTTATGCAAAAAATCACGGAAAATCAATTATTTCAGGTGTTACTGATTATACTTTTGTAAGGTCCTCTAATAAGTTTTATGGTTATACAAATGATAGATTAGATAATATTACTAAAGTGGTTAATGTTTTAGGTGATGATAATGATAATTCTGATTTAGATAGTAAATATGATGAAAATTGGGGTGCAGGCGATAAAACTTGGTGGAAAGCTACAAACATTAATGATAATGTATCACAAGAAGGTGAATTTACAGAAACTATTGACCAAAATCACGTTGATGCAGGTTATGATGGTAATTTTAATGTAGACTTAATACAAAATAATCGTAATGATACAGGTTTGCATATAAACTCACAAATAAGAACAAGTCACCCTGAAAGTGGTGGAGCTTATGCAAGATTAGAATTAAACAAAGACATAGGCGATTATCCTTGTGTAACTAAAATACTTTATCATATACAATATACAACTCCACAAAATGAACATTATACACCAGATTACGATGATGATAATATTGATTTATCTTCAAGGTTAAGGTATCAACCAGTAAGTTTTTGGGTTGAAAGACAATTATTAAATGCAGATAAAGAAAACAACTATGAATTTGACGATATGGATAATAATAATAATAGATGGCAAAGCAATTATGATTTAGAAGATTGGTTTACTGAATGTCAAGTTCCAAATAGAGAACATTCTTTTCATATAAATGAATCAGAAAGAAGATATGAAACTTCTGATACTAATTTAAATGGTATAGCTGGTACTGATTATGATAATATTATTATAGGTTTCGGCACAACTAATGCTTATGATAGTATTCAATGGGGTATGCCTTTAATTAAAAGTGGACACGGTGAACAACAACGAGTTTCTTCAGTTATGGCTAACCTTAATAACTTTTACACATTACAAGATTGTTTAATTACTGATATATATAACCAAGATTATTATGCAAGTATTGTAGGTAGAATAGATGGTTCAGGCGAACCTATAGCTAAACCACAATTTATATTAGCAGATATACTTAAAAACGAACTTAATTATGAGGGTAATGTAGAATTACCTGATGTAGATATAGAAGATAATTGGATTCAAAGTTTTACTCTTAATGAACAAAAAGAAGCTAAATCTTTTGTAGAAGGATTGTTTAAATCGTCAGTTTATATACCTTCTTTTAATAGTAAAGGCGAATTTAAATTCTTGTATATGGTTGATAAAGAAACAGACTTTACACAGTATCCTATTATTAATAATGAAGATATAATTAAGTATTCATTTTCTTTAACTAAATTAGATGATGTTAAAAACCAAGTAAATGTAAAGTATAAAAAAGATTATGGATCAGGAGATTATTTAGAAGAAACAGGATATGGTATCACAGATAATAATGGTACAATTAGACCTACATTAGAAGATGTTACATACACATTTGATGGTTCTGATAATAATTATGATATTAATTACTATGGATTAAAATCAGAAGATGCTAAATTAGAATTTGAAAGTGAATATATTAGAGATGAATTAACTGCAAGAAAACTACAAAGAAAACTATTAATGTGGCATTGTAATCAACATCTTATAGCTAAAATAGATTTACCTCCAAGTTATATGAATCTTGAAATAGGAGATACAATAAGGTTTGATGAACTTATAGGTGGTAAACTTGCGTTTGGTCAAGATTACACACAAGAGATTATTAAAAATGGGCAACCAGTATATCCAATATTCTTTGTAAACAAAATAACAAAGTCTTTAGATAAAGTAAGTATAGAAGCAGTACAAATACATAGAGGTGAGCTTGGTTTTGATGATGAAATGGCTTCTAATTATATTATACCAAACCCTTATGACCAAGATATATATGAACCTGAAGTTGATACAGATACGATATTAAATGTTAATTGGGCAACAGGAACTAATTTTGCAACAGAACCATTAACTGCTATTATAGATACTGACATTCAAGGTGATATTGATGTAAACTATTGGTTGAGGGAAGTTAATGTTCCCGGTGGAAGTGTTTTTTTGCAAACAGGACCTTACCCACATCAAGGAACAACTTATGAAAATGGAAGTTGGGAAATAGGTGAAATGCCTCAGATACAAAATTATATATTTAATGAAACTATAATACAAAATGATGATAATTATGGTGGCTCAGTAACATTAACTAATGCAATAGAAAATAGTTTAGAATTAGCAGAAGAATTTTATGGTTACAC